TACAGAAGCAGCCTTGATTTGCTTGGTCTGTGACATAGACCGTGCCAGGGCACGGGTATATCGAGAGGCCAGCCTATCATACAGGTTGTCTTCTACAGCTTCTTCAGTGATGCTGAAAGCCAGAGCAATAGTCTCGTGAGTGTAACGAGCAGAGTAAGTTTCCTGCGCGTCGTCAAACGAGATTGATCCGCCTTCTGATTTAACTGGCGCAGTGCCAAAACCAGACAGCATCACTTCTTCTTCAAAGGCACGATCTGAGCTTTCGGTTTCGAAAATCTCAGCATGCTCATTGTCGTATCGGTCGTATTCGAGCCCGAACAAGGCATTAAGGCCGGGTTCCAGCTCTTTCGCAAGTTGTGCGCGAGAAATAGCCATTGGTTAAACCCCCTTAAATGCCGGTAGAATCCGCGGTGGTTTGAGAATCAAACCGGCGGGTTCCAGCGTTAAAATGCGCGTTCAAACGAACCAACAGAGGTATACCAGCAGCGGTATAGTCACTGTTTGCTTCATCGTCCGCAATCCCAACAATACGCAGCGGTAATGTCGCAGTCACAGCAACGTTAGCTACGCTGGCAGCCGCACTGGAACGACCAGTGTCTGTGCTACCTGAACGAGCTGACGTGCCCAAGTCAGTATTTGCAAAGACTGTAGCCAAAGCAGTCGCACGGTTAGTGAGACTAGCGTCGCTTGCAACCTGAAATATCTGATTTGGATTGTCTGCAACAAAAGCTTTAACAGGATAGTTTGTATCCACGCTAACGCTTCCGCTACCAGGCCAATAGTTCAACCAAACCGGCTTCTTTTGAACCGAATCGTGGTACTGAACGCCCATTAGGACTCCAAGTGCCTGCGTGGTGCCACCAGCGGTGTCACCAGCTTGATCAATTACGCCCGCTGCCAAAGGAACAACGATTTCGTATTGATAAATGACATTTGTGTTGTTGGAGGCAATCTCATACTCGGTTACACCGGTAGAGTTTACACCCGCACCAACCAGCCCAACAGGACGTAGACCATAGGCAGTTTCTTGATTTGCCATAGGAACATCTCCTTATTGGGGTGACCTACTACTCTTTTCGTGGGCCACCAAAAGTTACACGAGATTGACGATCAGGTTTATTGATCGCCATGCTTTCATGAGCATTTTCCCGCATCATATCGTGATCAACGGCATCCAAAAGGTCTTTACTCTTCCCTTGGAAGTATTCAGTCCTTTCTTGCACCGTTTCTAACGGAATACGAGCGAGAACCAATCCACCAACTCCAAACACACCTTCAAATTTACCTGATTCGACCACCGGAGCCTCAAAATCCGGGTATTCGTCTGCTCTCACAAGCTCATACCCTTCTCTCAAACGAGCAGAAATGTTCTTACGGTCATCAAAACCACGAACTTCTGCTCTAATCCAGCGGTGCTTGTACCCTTCGGGTGCAGGCGGTGCTTCGAGCATGGATGGGGGAGCCCAAGGCTTTCGCCGTTGCTCCTTCTCCCTGCTGTCTTTAGCGCGAGGAGATCGATCAATACCTTCAAAACCAACTTTCTTTGTAGCCATTGTCATCTCCTATTTGACATATTTCGCGTATTCTTCTAGCGGCACACCCAATCTTTTGGCTATAGCAACCTGGCTAGGTGTGAGTTTCCGTTTTGTAGCGCGCCCTGTTGACGAATTAGTGCGAGATACTCCAGCCACGTTTTGGGCGGGTTTTCGACTGGTCTCGGTATCAGAATTATCAGAGAATTTGTGCGGGAACTCCTGCTTAATTCTCTTATCTAGCTCATCATAGTACTCATCAGTTTGTGGGTCAAACCCCTGATCCTGTATAAGTTCCTGATGTATCCCATATGCAGCAAACGTCATAGTCCGGTCCTTGCCAAACCATTCGTTCCGGTCTGCCCACTCTTCCGCCTTTGGATCAGGCCGTTGAGCCGGTTGTTGAGCCTGTGGCTGCTGCTGTGGTTGTGCTTGAGCCTGCGGAGCTTGTTGCTGCTCTTGTTTTTGACGAGCTGCTCTGGCTTGCTGGGCCCTTTTGGCATCTTCTAATTTAGAGGACGCCACTTGTAAATTAGTCAGCTTCTGTTGAGCATCTAAAGCCTTATCCGGATCGCCCGTGGCTATGGCACGTTTGTAGTCCTCTTGGGCCTGAGCTAACTCAGCCGTAAGCCGACCGCCGTATTCATTCAAATAACCAGCGTCAACCTGCTGTAGCTTGGCTTTTAACTGGTCAGACTCTGTTTGAACCGACTTGGCGTAATTCACCGCCTCTTCGCGCTGCCTCTCAGCTTCACGCATTTTCTTGGTCAGGCGGTCTATACGTTTTTGAACACCCGCAGTGTATTTCTGGTGTTCATCACCTTCTTCTTCGGACTCTTCAACCGGCTCTTCTTCTGAGGAGACACCAGAGACCGCTACCTCGACCTCCTGTTCCTCTTCGTTTTCGCCAATATCTATGTCTACTGTGCCGTCATCCGGCTCATAAGCTTTCTTTTCCTGTTCTTCGGCCATGTTTACCCCTTAAAAGCTAATAATGTCTTCTGGATCAGATATAGTGGCTAGAATCTCGTCATCGTTAAGGATGCGAACTTCTCCACCGTCTATGCGAAACCTAGAGCCAGCATACCGAGCAAAAATTACCCAATCTTTCTCCTGACACCAGGGGCCCTCTGGGAACTTTTCCGTGTCTTTGTATGCCAAAGGACCTTGCTTTAAGACATATCCGACTACAGTCTGTATCTGACCGTCGTCTAAAACTTTCTCAGGAATGTAGATGCCGCCCTCTGTTTGAGCCTTTCCGCGATAGGGAAGTATCAACATGCGCCAGCCTGTAGGGTCTGGCATACGTTCTAAAAGAGAGGCGTCTGCCTTGGAGGGGTCTAACACACGTTCCGCGGGATCAACGTAAAGATCATCTACGCCCCCTTCTTCAGAGGTTTCACGTGAAACGTCTTCTTCTTTCTTTTTAGCTTCAGCAGCTTCTTTATCTAGCTGATCCGCCAAATAACCCGGCACTTCAATCATTCATGCGCTCCTGTTGTTCTAGCAGGCCCGAGAGTTCCTGTGCTATGTAGTTTAAAGCGTCTAGCTCCCCCATAAGTTGCTTGTAAGCTTCTAAAGAGGTGACGCCGTTGTTTTCTAAAATATCCAAAACTAAAGACTTACGTTCTTTTAGTTTCTTTTGAATAAATTGTACTACGACTAAATCATCCATGCTGTCTCCATATGATAAAATCGTAGCGAATCTTATAATCGGTCCTCGTATTCTGCAACAGATGGGACCGAACTTTCGTCGCACAAAGCGCGATTTCTTAAATGCGCCTCCTGAATAAGGATTTTGCTCTGACCAAAGTACTCAACGGCTAGGTGGTTTTTAACCAACTCTTCACAAAGCCATTTGTCGTGACGCTTGAAATCGCCCATATAGCGTCCGTACTTACCGCCCTTGTCTTTAAAGGTCCTGAGCGTTACCACGGTGCCAACAGGCATAAATTCTTCTACAAATTTCTTCGCCAGAAGCCCGTATTTCTTTTCTTCCTTATCTCGGGTCCTAGATTCGGGTGCGTCAATTCCGTAAAGGCGAATACGCCCACGCTTACCACCCACAAAAGTATCAAAGCCAAGGTCCACCAGAACATCAACGGTGTCTCCATCTACGATTTTGACCACGGTAGCAGCGTACTCAAACATAGCTACCCGCCTTAATCATGTCGGTAAGCTCTAAAGCTCGACCACCAACCTGTTTGGCCCACCTGGAATCCATGAACTCTACTGCGGCCTTGTCATAGTCCTGCTCGTCCATAGCCGCTATGGCGTTCTTAAACCCCCGGAAACGGGTTGCCCCAAGGTTAAAGAAAATGTCCAAAATAGCGTCTCTACGAGCCCCTTCCAGGGTTCTAAACCAGACATACTCAGCACTAAGCTCTGCTTCACAACGATCTAAGTCGTTCTGTAACAGGAAATTAACCTCTTCTTCCGATAAACCAATGCCATTTTCAGGGTCAATATTTCGCCCTATTCCAAGGGTCCAGTAACCGGCAGGACATTTATATGCCACGTGGCGACCATTAGTCTTAACCTCGCCCTCGTGGCGTTTGAGCATTTCAATCAGCTTTTCCATTATTTTTTATTGCTTGAACCACCGTAGAAAAAAGCGGCGGCTGTTCCTAATATGCCTGATAACTGGCCCAATACCAGAGATATGATGGTCTCATCATTCTGGTCATGCGGCATGATGGTCACCGCCATGACATAGGTGCCATACAAAACCAGAGCCAGCAGGCTAAATGCTTTAGGCGTCCAATCCTGCGAAAACTTGGCTCGGGCGTCCTTCCTGTCCGCGACCTCAGTCTTAAAAGACTCAAGGTCAATCTCCATAGCACGAATGCTTTGGGCAAAATCTTTGTCTGCTTGCTTCAAGAGAGGCGCTTTTTCCGGCTCGCGCTCAATCAAGTCTTCTATTTCGTTGGCCGTAGCCGTATCAGGAAGGCCTATTTTCTTGGCAGCCATTTTGACGGCCATACCGGCCATCGGGCCGCCAGCCGCCTGTGCAATGGTGGGAGCTAAAGATTTAAGTAATCCGCCTAGCTTCATTTAAACAACAAGACCAGTTGTATGAGTAATCGGAGATCAGCTATCGCTTTTGTCTACGCTATCAGCGTTTTCCTCCGCGACAATCTCATCGATAGTATCGCATACATCTGGGACAACTACACCTGTTGTTGCCGATAAGGCGCTGCGCCCGACGGCTCGGACGCCTTTGTAAAACTGAGAGCAATAAAGTTCTTTGTTATCAATGACTTGTTCTACTGAAGTACAACTGCTCAAAAACACAAATA